AAATTTAATAAATGATGAATTAAAAGATAGTTTTAAATCAGTAGTTAAAAACTTTCCTAATATAGATAAAAATTTTAATGATGAAGAGTTAACTGTAAATACTGAACGATTTTTAAAAGAAAGAGCTATATATAATACTATGCTATCAGTAGCAGAAGACGTAAGTAAAGGTGAAGTTAATACAAGTTATATTTTAGATAGTTTTGAGAAAAGTTGTAATGTTAATCTAAAAAGTGATTTAGGTTTAGATTTATTTAAAAATATTGATAAAGTTATAGATGATTTAAATATTGACCAACCTACTATATCTTCTGGTTGGAAATGGTTAGATAATAAAATTGATGGAGGGTTTTTAGAAAATGGTAGATCGTTATATGTATTTGCTGGTGAATCTAACGTCGGTAAATCTATATTTTTAGGTAATATAGCTTGCAATATTGCTTCGCAAGGTAAAACAGTTTTAGTTATAAGTCTTGAAATGTCTGAAATGATTTATGCGAGAAGATTATCATCTAATATAACTCGCATACCAATGAAAGAATTAAAAAGTGCAAGTGAATCTTTATCTGAACAAATTAAAAGTTATAATAATGGTAAGCCTGATAGTAAAATTTTAATTAAAGAGTTTCCCCCTAGTACTATAACTCCTCAAAATATTCAAGGTTATATTACTGAAATAAAAAATAGAGGTATAAAAGTAGATGCAGTTGTACTTGATTATTTAAATTTACTTAAAAGTCCATATGGTGATAATTCTTATGAAAGAGTTAAACATGTTGCAGAAGGTATAAGAGCTTTAAGTTACGTTTTTGAGTGTCCTTTTATATCTGCAACTCAATTAAATCGTTCAGGTTATGATGAGGAAAACCCTGGATTAGATACTATATCTGAATCTATAGGTATGGCTGCTACTGCTGACTGTATATTTAGCATTTTCCAAGATGATGAAGATAAAGAACTTGGCATAGTAAAAATGGGTCTAATGAAAAATAGATATGGTGCTAATTACGGGTTTACTTCTTTAAGATTAAATTATGACACACTAACTATTTCAGAGGACGAAACTTTAAACATAGATGATGATGGTAGCGAAATGGCTGATCTTACTAATACTCTTAATATGTTGAGTAATTAAAAAGAGGAACTAAATAAAATAAATGCATAAAGTCCATATTATAACAGATGCTGATCTTGATGGGGCTGGTTCTTATTTATGTTTAAAAAAGGCATATGAAGGTAAAGATGTAAGTTATACAGTTACTACTGAAAAAAAGTTTTTAACTGACCTTGCGTTTTTTAATTTTAAAAAATATAATTTAGTAGTTATAAGTGATTTAAATTTAAAAAAAGAAGGTATAAAATTATGTGATTTTAAAAATGTTATTGTAATTGACCATCATAAAGAACATACTGAATTGATAGATTATTATGAAAATGCTAAACCAATTATAAAAGATTATCCTTCTTGTACTAAATTAATTTACGATACTTTCAAATTAGAAAATAAATTTAATAAAAATCAAAAACTTCTAATAAAATTAATTGATGATTATGATAGTTATACTTTAAGTTTACCTTTCAGTTTACCGTTGAATCAAGTATTTTGGAGTTATACGGGTGATAGAGTTAAAAAATTTGAAGACGATTTTAAACAAGGATTTTTCGGTTTTACTACCTTTCATAAAAATGCTTTAAAAATAGTTCAAAATAAAATTAATAATTTTTTCAAAGAAGAAACAATTTATAAAGGTAATTTAAAAATAGGTGGTAATAATTATAATGTTGCGGGAGTTTTTATTACTTTTAGCCCTAATGAAATTGCCGAACGAATTATTAATGAATATAAAGTAGATTTTGTTATTCAAATTAATTTAAAAGGTAAAAGTGTTTATATGAGAAGAAGTAAAGAATGTACCTTAAACATGGGCAAGTTAGCTTCTAAGCTTATGGATGGTGGTGGTCATGAAGATGCATCTGGTGGATCTTTAAATGATACTATAATTAATATTACTAAATTGTTTAGACCAATATAATGAAGAACAATACTCCATATCAAGATATACAAACTGCTGAATTTGAAAAATCATTTTATTCCTTTTGTACTTTTGTAGCTTTAGTCCATGATAAAAAAATGAATTTTGCAACTGTTTTTCTAAAAATACTTGAAAATAAAGCTTTACGTGATATATTTATTAGTATTATAGAAGAAGAAAATGAATTTACCGCAATTAAAAAATATATACAAACTGAACCTTCTGTAACTAAGAGTAAATATGTAACTAAATTTTTAAATAAATTCAACGGGTTTAATGACTGAAATAGAAAAAATAATTTATAATAATTTTTTAGAAGTTAGTAAGAAGATTAATAACAAGCCAGTAAAATATAGAAAGAATTTTGATAATTTTCCGGATGAAAATTATATAATTATTAATAAATTAAGTAGATTTTTTTATAAATTTAAACATTTAAAAATAAAAGATTTTTTTGAAGCACCTTATTTTGTATATGATGAGAATTATTTTAATTTAAAATTTTATCTTAGTCCTAAAGCTATTAAAGCTTATAGCTTATATAACGATAAATTTTTATTAAACAATCCTGATGATGAAAAAACTATTCAAAAAATGCATGATTCAATTAAATTTATATATAATTATTGTAAAGATAGAAAAATTGAAATTAAAAAATATTTAACTATTAGAGAAGGAGATTATAATGTATTTCTTAAGCATATAAAAAATAGAGATATAATAATTTTTATATTATTTGCTTTTAGTGATTTTGAAAAAATAATATCTTCAATTGACCCGGAAATAAAAAATATATATAGTTCTAATTTTTCAAGACTTAATTATATTAGAACAAAATATTATTCAAGCTCTAAATCTAAAAAAATAATTAATAATTTCAAAATATTCGTTGATAAACAAAAAATATAGTCTATAATTAAGATATGAGTAATATAACAAGTTCAATGTTCGATAGTATAAAGTCTGCATTAGCAGCAGATAATGATAATAATAAAAGCGCAATTGGTGATATTCTAAAAACGCCTCCTGGTAATACATTTACTGTAAGGTTACTACCTTATGCTAAAGATCCTTCTAAGACGTTCTTTCATTATTATCAGCATGGTTGGAATAGTTTTGCTACTGGTCAATATACTAGTGCAATCTCTCTTCAAACCTTTGGTGAAAGAGATCCTATTGCTGAAGAGCGATATAAGATTCTTCGTACTGGTAGTGAAGAAGAAAAGGAAAAAGCTAAGGCTATAGTCCGTTCTGAAAAGTGGTTGGTAAATGTTTATGTAGTTAACGACCCTGTTAATCCTGAAAATAATGGTAAGGTTAAAATGCTTCGTTATGGTAAGCAAATTCATAATATTATTACCGATGCAATTGAAGGCGAAGACGCATCTGAGTTAGGTCCTCGTATCTTTGATTTAAGTCCTAATGGTGTTAATTTTAGAGTTAAGGTTGAAAAGCAAGGTGACTTTCCTACTTATGTATCATCTAAGTTTGCAATGCCTAGTGCAATCGATGGTCTAGATGAAGATAATCATAAGGAAATTTATGATAATACTTTTGATTTAAGTAGTGTATTTAGTGTTAAGAGTTCTGATGAGCTTAAGACGATGTTAGATGAACATTATTATGTTAAAGATGCTTCTACTACAACTACTACTACTATTATGTTTGATAAGGAAGAAAATAATACACCTGTTCAAACTGCAGTTAGCGAGCCAGTTGTAGAGGAAAAGAAAGATGATAATGAAGATGAAGTTCTAAAAGAACTACTTGAAGGATTAGACGTTTAATAAAATGGCTGATGGTCAACCAGAAATGATTCCTATGCCAGGGCCCGGGCCTCAAGGCCCTCATCCAGAACTAACCAGACAACTATCCCCTCAAGAAGAAAGGGATGTTTTACTTAACTTTATGGGTAATATGTATGGTGAAGCTAAAAAAATGGATAGTCAGATAATTACTTCGTCTACAACTTTACAGGGAGGAAAAAGTGAAGAAATAAAAAGACAAATTGAACAAGTCTATACTCAACCTCAGCAGTCTGTGCCTGTACAGGTGCAGGCTGCTCCTCCTGTTCAATCTACTCCTTTAGAAGCCCAGCCTAATAAAGTTACCGTTAGTCAACCGTTAATAAGTGAAACTGTTATTGAAAATTCAGATCAATTAACATTAAATTTTAATGTATCAGAAAAAGAAGATCTTATAAATCAAGTTAATGATTTAGTAAAAAAACTTAATTTTCAGACTAAGCAAATTAAAGAATTAAATAAAAAAATTGATAATATTATAGATAGGGTTACAACTACATCATTACCTATTAGAAAACAAGCAAAAAAAAAATCAGTTGATAAGTAATGGGAAATCTAATATAATAGAGTTAGTATATGGCTTATTTAAAAATAAAAAATAAAAAAGATTTTGTATCTAATTTTTTAGGTCCAGTTTCTAATTTAAATGATTCTTGCATTTTATCAATAGAAGATAACATTGTAAGTTGCACATTAGCATCAGCAGATGCAACTATAGTATGTAGATCATCTATTGAAATAGAAACTGATATACCGAATTTAACTACCTTAAATTTACCTGATATTAAAAAACTTGTTAGGGTTTTAGATATTATACCATCTCAAGATATAGAATTAAAAATAAATGAAAATAATTTATCCTATAATGAAAATGGTTATAAATTTAAATATCATTTATTAGACGACGGTATTATAAAACAACCTTCTTTAAATGTTGAAAAGGTAAAAAATCTTAATTTTAATACTAAATTTTTAGTAAAAGAGCAAGAATTAAATACTCTTTTTAAAGGTAGTTCTTTCGCAACTGAAACTTCTAAGGTTTATCTTTTTGAAGAAGATAATAAAATTTACAGTGAGTTAGGAGATAGATCTAAGCATAATTCAGATAATTTTGTTTGTATATTAAGTGATAATTACGAAGGTAATATAGCAAAACCTTTACCGGTTAATTTTGACTCATTTAGACTGGTAAGTTTTAGTGGTAGTCGTGAAGTAAATTTTAGTATTAATACTGATATGGGTGTTATTACTTGTAATTTTAAGAAAGGCGATACACAATTGATTTATATTATTTCCGCATTAATTAATTAATATATGAAAAGAGATTGGTCCGAGCATAAAGTAAAAAACAAAATTAAAACTGCAGGTTATTTTATAAAAAGATTAAAAGATAGCGGATTTGTAGTTTTAAAAATGTTTAATGCATATTCGCAAGTAGATCCAAGAAGATGGACAGTTTTAGTAGATCCTGGTTATAATAGTGTTTATATAACATGTTTTACCAATAAAAATGAAGCCGGTGAAATATTATTTGAATTTGATGATGGTGGTATTAATTTTAATAAAGGTTTCTATCTTAAAACTGATAGTATAGAAGTAGTAGTTAGCCAGCTAATTGAAAAAGGTATTAATAACGATCCTTCAAAGAATCCATTCAGTAGAATTAAATAATTTTATGAGTGATGATAAAACAGATAAAGATAATAACGAAGATATTATTAAAAATAATACTGTTAAATCAGAATTAGATCAAAATACTGAAATTTTAATAAGAGATGCTTTAAAAAGTTTTGTTAAAGAAAAATTTCGTAATAGAAAAACTGATGATGAAATTAATGCAATGGTTTCTACGTGCTCTGAATTTATGAAATGTTTTGTCATTATGGGATACGATTTTGAAGGTAACGCTATAAAACCTATTTTTTATGCTAGAAATGATCAAGATTCAGATGCATTAACTCAATATTTACAAAAATTTATTATTACTTCTTTCCATTGATTTTTAGCTTTTATAAGCTAAAATAATATATATGAATATTTTGATTCTCGGTAAGGGTTACGTGGGTAGTCATCTAGAAAAGTATCTATATGAGCAAAAGGTCTCAGATAATATATTTTTTAAATCTAAAAAAGAATTAGATTATACTAATTCAGAAGTATTATATAATTTCTGTTTATCAGAAGATATTAATACTATTGTAAATACATCAGGTTATACGGGTGTACCTAACGTTGATGGTTGTGAAGATAATAAAGAAGATTGCTTTTTTTATAACGTTAATGTACCGGTTATAATTGAAAGTATTTGTAAATCGTTAGATATTAATTTTATCCATATTGGTTCTGGTTGTATATATGGTGGTTATGATAAGATGTATACTGAAGATGATATACCAAATTTTGGAGTTTATGAAAAAGACTCGAGTTTTTATAGTAAAACAAAACATATATCTGAAATGATGCTTGATAAAAATTTTACTAATATTATTCGAATTAGAATGCCGATGGAAAGTAAATTGACAAGTAAAAATTTATTAACAAAACTTTATAATTACCCTAATCTAATAGATTTTGTTAATAGTAAAACTGATATGATTGTTTTATGTGATTTTATAGAAACTGTAATAAAAAATTTTAAAGCTGGAATATATAATGCAGTACATAGCAATGCACTGGGTACAGAAGAAATTGTAGATATTTTAAAAGAATATGGTATAGAAAATAAAACTTGGAAATTTATACCGTATGAAAATTTAAAAATAAAATGTAATAGAAGTAATTGTGAATTATCTAATCAAAAAGCTATAGATGATTTTGATTTTAACTTCGGAGAAGAAGAATACTATCTAAGACTAAATGCATCTTTAATTGGAAAGGAATTAAAATGGGAAAAGAAATAGTAGGTTTTACAGCAGGTAATTTTGATCTATTACATCCGGGATATATTTATACGTTTGAAGAAGCTAAAAAGCACTGTGATAGATTTTTAGTATTTCTGCAGAAAGATCCTTCTGCAACGAGATATACAAAATATAAACCCGTTATACCATATTATGAGAGATATAAGACTTTAATGGCTATACAGTATGTTGATGACGTGTATATGTATCAAACCGAAGAAGAACTTTATGAACTAATTAAATTTTTTAAACCTGACATTAGAATACTAGGGGAGGATTATATAGGTAAGTCTTTTACTGGTGATGATTTACCACCGCAAAATATATATACAACAAGATCTCATGAATGGTCAACTACAAAGATTAAAGATTTAATTACTATACAAACAATAAAACAAAATCCCGATATAGTTAAAAATGCTAAAAAATAAAAAAATTATAGTAACGGGTGGTAAAGGTTTTATAGGTTCGCATTTAGTAGATAGATTAATAAAACAAGAAAATATAGTAACTATAATTGATGATGAATCTGTTGATTCAAATTGGATAAACTATAAAAATAATAAAGCAAATTATACTTCTTATAATATATGCGATTATGAATATATTAAGCATTTATTCAAAGATGTTGACTACGTTTATCATCTAGCTGCTGAATCTCGCATACAACCTACTTTAGAAAATCCAATATTAGCGACATTAACCAATGCAGTTGGTACTTGTACAATATTGCAATGTGCAAAAGAAGCAGGGGTAAAAAGAGTTATATATAGTTCCACTTCTTCTGCTTATGGGTTAAAAAATAAAATACCACTTAAAGAGGATATGCCTATAGATTGTCTTAACCCTTATTCAGTTTCTAAAACCTCAGGTGAAGAATTATGTAAAATGTATACTAAATTATTTGGTCTTGAAACAGTTATATTTAGATATTTTAATGTTTATGGTGATAGACAACCATTAAAAGGTCAATATGCCCCAGTTATAGGTTTATTTTTAGAACAGAAAAAAAATAATAAACCTTTAACAATAGTAGGAAACGGAAAACAAAAAAGAGACTTTACACATGTCAGTGATATAGTAGAAGCAAATATTAGAGCTGCTACTTATAATGATATAATCGGGGAAATAATTAATGTAGGAACAGGTATAAACTATTCAATTAATGATATTGCTAAATTAGTAGGGGGTAAATTTATTAATATTGAAGAACGATTAGGAGAATCAAAAATTTCACAAGCTTGTACTAAAAAAATTCAAAAACTTTTAAAGTTTAAACCTAATAATAAAATAATAAATTATATAAAAAATGGAAAATAAAAAAAATATATTAGTAACTGGAGGTTACGGGTTTATCGGCGGTAATTTTATTAGATTTTTAAGAGATAATTATCCAGAGCATTATATAGTTTGCATAGATAAAGAAGGTTACGCGGCCAATAAAAATTATATCAAAGGTCTTTGTGATAAAGAATATAAATTAGACATTTCACATAGTTTAGATTTAGAAAACGTTTTTTTAACTAATGATACATTTGATCTTATTTTTCATTTTGCAGCTGAATCTCATGTCGATAATAGTATAACAGGTCCAAAAGTTTTTATTGAATCTAACGTTTTAGGTACATTAAATATGTTAGAATGTTTTAGAAAAATTAATAATAATCATGGTCGCTTTATTCATATAAGTACTGATGAAGTTTACGGACATTTAGGGTTCGATGACGACCCATTTACTGAGTTAACCCCTATTGCACCTCGTTCTCCCTACGCTGCAAGTAAAGCATCAAGTGATCTCTTATGTTTATCATATATTGAAACATTTAATTGTAATATTAGTATTACCAGGTGTTGCAATAACTATGGTCCTAATCAGCATAGTGAAAAGTTTTTACCTACTATTATTAAATCCTTAAGTAAAGGTAAAAAAGTACCGGTATAT